AGTAAGTCTATTAGAAACTTCTTACGGTTGGCATCTGTAGCTGTTAAAAACTGCAAACTCGCATTAGTATTTTGATACACTAGCTGAGAGAATGTTTTAAAGTCAACCCCAAGAACCTCTTGCAAAGTTTTATAGGTGTTCGTAGCCGTATGACTAGAGATATCAGAGTCATTCTTTTCGAGTTTAACTTTTATACTTGTTTTTCGGTTGACAGTAATTGTGTATCTGTCATCATCCTTCGTAAAGGAAAGACATATATTATAGCCGTCATTTACATACCTGTTTGGAATATCTGCTTTTTTGATTCCCTTTGAGTTTTTATTATACAATGCTTCTTCAATGATTAACGGTATGGAGGATTTCCCCATACCGTTAGTACCAAGGATTTGTGTAACAGTATTGTCGTCTAATTGTAACTCATTACCAGAACCGTAACTAAAGCAGTTATCCCATTTCAATGTTCGAAGTGTAATCATTGTAGGTTCCTATGATGTCTGGTATCTTATCAGGGTTGATTTCTAGTATGTATGTTAAGTACTCTACTAGCTCTTCTTGTATGGTCATCTCTTTGTCCATAATTAAAGAGGCTTCCGACTTTCGTTTTACTACTTTCTTATCAAGGAGTTCTGAGTTCTTAACTCCTGCTAAATCTTGTATATCGCCTTCTACTTCATAGATTGTATGGTTGAATTCAGTAGCGGTCATTTCCTCACTACTTGTAACTGTTTTACGAATCAACTGAGGAAGTTTAAACTCTTCCCACATCCAACTCCAGTCTTGTTCATTAATTAGTAAGTATCCTGTCTTTACTAGGTTTCTATGAAATGAGGTAGTCATAGGACTGCCTGGGTATACAATATTTTTTTGTGTATTGCTATGGGAGTGTAAATCTCCTGCAAACACAACTGGGAAGTCTTCAAATATATCTAAGTCCACTTCTGGTTTAACGTGTGGTGGTATCTCTCCTCGGACATGAGTAAACAAAGGCTTATTCGTATTAAAATGTTCTACTGCACCCTTTCTATGAAGATCCGCATAGGGCAGTATGCCATATCCAAAATCTTTGTCAATGTATGAAATGTCTACTACATTGATGAGCGGGTTAATATCTCGAGAAACTTGCTTTAGCTGCGTAAAGAAGGTCTTGTGCTTCTTTGTAGCCTCATGGTTTCCATCATAGATAATGGTTGGAATCTTTACTCCTCGAATAAACGAGAAGTAAAGTTCTAACTCTTCCATATTTGGTAAACGATCAAAGAGATCACCACCAATTATGTGCATATTACACTGATCTTCTAGTGCATATACTTGCTCAAAGAACATTCTGTAACGGTTTGTCGCCCACTTTACTGGGACATTTTTCTGTCCCAGCTTTATGTGCCAGTCTGCCGTAAATAATATCACCCTACGTTGAACTCAGCATCGAGAGCTTCGTCATCAGTTTCTGCACCGTGGTTACGGAGACGGTCTAATAACTCTTTCTGTGCGTCAGGAGTAGGACGACTCATAACATCATCCATAGACTTGAGGTCTGCGATAGATGCTAATTCGTCTTCTGTAAGAGCGCGAGGCTTGCACTTCAATGCTTGGAGTTGGTACTCTACATTGTAAGGCAGGGGGCCTGTCTTTACTCGCTTGAAACAAATGTCCCAGCCAGTTGTGTGATCAGTAGGATCGCCCAAGTCTTCAGCAGCAGTAATAATTTGCTCCCACAACTTTTTCTTGAGGTTTGCTACTTTGACTACGCCATCGCTTGGGTCAATAACTTGACAAGCGTAGCTCCAGCCACATTTAAGGTCAGGATAGTACTCGCGTACCCAGTCCTGCTCTTTGTTGTTGAATCGCTCAGAATTTCTATCGAAAGATAGGCACTCTAAAGGAATGTTTTTTCCATTCTCGCCTTCAATCCAGTAGACATAACGTGCAAGAATGTCGCCAACTACGCGCATCTTGTTATCGCCGTCCTTGTATTGAAAGGTATTAATGGAAGATTTTTGGGCTCCGCCCGTTTGCTTATTGAATGATAATGCCATTAGTGTATAGTCTCCAGTGTGACTTCTTCATAGATGAACGTTATTTCGTCCGGTAATACTATGAGTAGCCTGTTGTCATTTATTTGATCTAGATCCACGGGACAATGTAGCGGATCTAGTGTGGTTTTATGAGAAGTAATATAATCCGCATAGTTTCTTAAAGAAGCTAAGGCGTAATAAATACATAACTCTCTGTGCGTATACTTATAGGAATGGTACAGGAGCAAATCTCCATGGAGGAGAAAGCTGGAACCTGTAAAATTTTTATTAGAATAGTTGTAGATACGGTCGTACTTGTTCTGAGGTAGTTGCTTCTTTATAAGCATTTCCATTATCAAGACGCACGAGGAAATATTTCCCTCTGCCGTATCGTAAACCTTCTTCCAATCAAATAAGAGCACTATTATACATCCTTTTTACTAATTTGTCAAGAATTATTTTTTCAAAGGTACTTCATACCCCAGCCCTGCTTCATATAGAACCCGACACGATTGGAGGCTTGTTTTCGAGCCGTATTTCCTTTCAAGTGGATATCTACTATCACAGGTGATATTTTACCTTCCTTCTTCCGAATCACTCGTCCCACAAGCTGTGTGAGTAGTGGTTCATTATTTACGGGGGTAGCCAGTATTAAACAACTAAGTGTATCAACCGATATACCCTCTGAGAAAATTGCTTGCGTTCCATAAAGAACATTCTTATCTCCGTAGAGAATTTCATCTACAAGCGTTTCTCTATCTTCATGCGATACATCTCCTGTAACGCACACAGACTTGTCTCCTGTTAGTTCGGAACAGGCTTTCAGAAAGCTAACTCTGTCACTTACTACTAGGACTTTGTGCCCTCTTGCGGCGTAGGCCGCAGCGAGCATTGCTACAGTATGCCTGTATTCCTCATCGTTTGCTAATTTAGTTACCCTATTAGCCCATGGGATTCTTGCACCATCCATGAAACGAATTTCAGATGCTACAAGATGTACTGTAGGGGTCATATAGTTTTCTTTTGGTGGTTTAAAAAGAGTATTACCAAAGTAATCTCTAAACACAACGTGTTTACCATCCTTTCTTTCTATAGTCCCCGACAACCCTATCTTATATCTACAGTAATTTGTATCTAGTATCTTACTGAAGGTCGGACTACTAACGTGATGCATCTCGTCTAGTATGACTGTGCCAAACTCTTTACGAATTTTGTCTACGTTTCGGTAAAGAGTTTGGGTATTGCCAATTACGATAGGAGCATCAAGTTCGAACCTACCACTGCCTAAGATGCCAGGCTTAAAACCAAAGACTTTCTCTACTTCTTTTGCCCACTGATTACGCAGAGGGACAGTATGGGTAACAACAAGTGTTTTCTGTCCAAGTTTGCCTGCTATAGCTAAACCTGTAAAAGTCTTTCCCCAACTGACCCATGCGTTAATTATAGCATTGTCTTCAATCTCATCATAAACCTTCTGCTGGCTTTCTCGAAGATCAAACTTAAACTTGGGAAAGTCTACAGGTTTGTGCACGCGCTTATCAACTATTTCATAGTGCTCTGGTATTAAATCCGTTCGCCCTATTGGTAATGATACTAACCCGTTACGAATTATGCCCATGTTTTTAATCACTTGAGGCGGATCCAGTGGGTTGTGCGTAGGGATCGTATATGTAAGCTCTTTGTCGATCTGCTCTTGTAGTTCAGCACTACAATCCATATATATCCTGTGACTTATGACTGCTTTCATAGCTTTAGTTCATTCTTTGCAATGATGTATTGTTTTACAAAATCAGATCGTACAATATCTTCTACTTCAAATTCAATAAACGTAAATCTATCCATACGTTTAAGAACCTTGATAAAATCTTGTAGTCCATTTGCTTTTAGATCTGCCTGTCGAAAGTCTCCGCAGAACATAACTCTACAATTCTCACCTATACGAGTAATAATAGAGTCTAGCTCATGAAAAGACATGTTTTGACACTCATCAATAAGAATTACCGCATCTCTAAGTGTTATGCCTCGTATAAAAGAAGTAGTCATAAAGTGTACTAGACCCTGTTTTTTTAGGATCTCATACGCATCTCCACGACCAAACAGGTCATTGGAGATATCTTTATAAGGTTCTTCATAGACAGCACTCTTTTCTTTCTCAGTGCCTGGTAAAAAGCCCATGTCCCGCGTAGGAACAGCACTTCTAATAACTACTAGGTTCTGATACTTACCTTTGGCCATGTCATCATAGGCTAGGTACGAGGAAATGAATGTCTTTCCTGTGCCTGCTAATCCGTGGAGTACAAGGTTTTTCTTAGACTCAAATGCTTTGAGTTGGTTTCTGGTTAAGGGTTCAATTTCCTGCAGCTCTAAGCTAGCCCCTGCAAGTGTTTGTTTGCGTCTTTTAGCCATATTATACTTTTCTTCTAGTGTCTTTGAGTTTCTCTTCAGAATACTCGTAAAGCATCCAAGGTAATCCCTTTACATGCAAAAGTCCTGCCCAAGTATATCCTGTCTCGGGAGGGCGTGGTATGGTAAAAGGAGAGTTATGCCCTTTTACCCATATCAATGCCGCAGTATCTTTCTTTACTACTTTATTGATCTTTAAATATTTTAAAGGTAGCATAAGAGTCTTTTCATAAATGAAAGGTCGTCCTGCATTATCTATAAAATACTTTGTGCGTTGCTTTATTAGTCCGTTAGGGTTAGAAACCATTCGCTTTAGTATGCACAAATTCTTGTGGGGAGTTTGTACTCTACGAGCGCCTAATGTCTTGCCTATCTGATTTTTATCGTCTAAGACCTCTCCGTCTAAGAAGAGTAAGCCGTCTGAAGTATCCCAGTTCCCCGAATCTAAAAGGAAAACTGGGAATACTAGTTTATGCAGATTTTTATACGTTATCACCATACATTTTCTCGAACTTTCCGCCTGAATAGTCTTGGTGAATAATCTCGAAGTCACAGCCTACAGGAGTGCCAGGAATAGATAAACCTCTATCTAGCTGTACATACTCTGCGAGTTTAACCATGTACTCATCAACTTCTTCATCTGGTACTTCTGCTAGAATTGAATCGTGTACTAAAGCAAAGATACGAGCTTTCTTCTTATTTGCTTTAATCCAAGAGTTCATATCTATTGCTCCTAGAAGGTTAATATCAGAAGCAGCAGACTGCACCAGAAAATTAAGACCAGACCTAACGCTATGGCTCTGGATGCCTTTGTCTGTCGATGCAACATTTGGTAATCTCCTCTTTCTTCCGAAGAAGCTGTAAATGAATCCATTTTGTTGGATATATTTTTGATTATCTTCGATCCACTCTTTTAGCTTATAGAACTCTGCAAAGTAATCATCAATGACTTCTTGTGCGTCTTTCCTGCTAAAAGGTTTACCACTATCTTTTGTTACTTGTTCACTGATCTTGTTTGCACCTGCACCATACATAATACCAAAGGTTACAGCCTTAGCTGCCTGTCTCTGCATACTGTAGAGAGATGCTACCTCTGATACTTCACAAGGTAACTTAAATACTTTGTGTGCAATAGCAGAGTGAAAGTTGCCTCCAGACTTAAACACTTCAATCAGGGCTTTATCCTTTGCTAGTATTGCGGCTACATATACCTCTGCTGTTGTTAAATCCATTGCAACTATCTTGTGACCTGCCGCCGCTTTAATACAGCCTTTTACAATAGGGTTATCCCTAGGAAGTTGTTGCATATTAAGCTTCCCACTAGAGCTGAGCCGCCCACTAGTTGTGCCATGAAGGTTGAAACCCGTGCGTAACCTGCTATCACGGTCCAGCTGTGGTAGGATTTTGTCCAAATAAGTATTTTTAATTTTGGATTTTTGTCGAATAGCAAGGATAAGTCCGGGGACGTCGGATTGTTCCGCAAGCTCTCCAAGAACTTCCGCGTCTGTGCTATTTGCACCTGTACCAGTTTTCTTTCCAGTAGGATTAAGCCCGATGAAATCAAATAGTAAACTGCGAAGCTGAACAGTACTGTTAGGATTAAAATCTTTTCCATTAATTTTCTCAAATTTACTAATGGCAGGATGCTTGTATAGTTCTACAACCGCTTCATCAATCTGCTCTTGCATAAGAGTTTGGGATTTTTGAAGTCTGTCTATATCAAAAGGTACACCATTGTCTTGAATGTCTGTTAAGAAACGACAGCCAGGAATTAATATGTTTTCGTAGACTTTTGCAAGTCTTTTGTTTTGTTTGATCTTAATAAACTTTTCGTAGAGTAGGAAAGTAACTGCCGCATCCATTCCCGCATACAATTTCATAATGTCAAAAGGAATAGCATCCCATGTAAAGTCTGCCTTGAGTATGCCATGTTCTTTGCGGTACTGAGCCATCCAGTCATACATACCTTTCTCATAATCACCATAGATTGTATACTTCATAGCCAACTGCTTAAGGCCATGTGTGCCAGGATTTTCGTCTATAAGATAGTGCAGTAGCATTGTATCTTCAAAGCGAGGAAACTTAAAGTTAAAGTGATACTCAAAGAATGCCAAGTCAAACTTAGCGTTATGGAATACTACTATCTTCTTATCAAACAACTCTTGGAGCAGGCGCTCAGACTCTTCATCTAAGCACTCTGTATCAATGTAAGCGCCACGGTCTGCTTCATAAGATAAAGATAGTCCTAGAATGTGCCCGTCTCGAGGGTAGAGTCCTGTTGTCTCAGAGTCAAGACCTACATAGCCGAGAGGTGCGTCAATTGCTGCTTGAAAGAAAGCATTTGCTTCAGCAGTATCTTGTATGCCCCACGCATTATACTCCGTAATTAAGGTGTCTTGTTTATCACCAGTTATATACTCTATAATACTTTGCTTGGAGTCGTCCCACGTGCGCTGTGCCTCTGGCTTAAACGCGAGCATGGCAGGGTTAATGACAGGTAAGAATTTCTCTTCTACTTTCTTACCAGAATATTCGGTAACTGAGTTTTCAGAAGTAAAAAACTTAAGTGCGTCACTTCCTACGAGAATAACCCAGTCATAGGCATCAACATCAATTTCGATGTCACAGTCTCGTCTTAGTACTTTCTTAATGTTTGGGTCGGAGCAGAGCTGATAGCTATCAA